GTCATATTGTATCTCTCCTTTATTAAGCGAGTTATTAAAATGAGATGCTCTCAATGAGCCACCTCGGTTTGTGAAAACCCCTCCGGTTACAGAGGGGTTTGAGGTTTAGCTAACTTTAAGTACCCGGTACGACAAACGCAAGACCTGCGTTATTTCGTAACTCTCCAACACCGTAAATAGTATCAGAAGTGAACAAGTCACCAAGATACTGCTGCTGGTATTGAGTTTGAGAACGCACACCGACTTGCTCTGCTAGTGCAAAAGCGTCTTTGTGCATTAGGCAACCAACTCTGTCAGTATCCCGACCACCACCGTTTCCAGTACAAGTAGGTACATTAGAGCTGATATAAACATCTACACCGTAGATTTGTCCAATCTTACCTGTTTTGATTGCATCACCAGAACCAATGAACTGTTGTTCAGTGAATCTGTTAATACCTAACATATCGTTAGCACAGATAGGTGGAACGATTAATGAACGATTGTCCATTGGAACATCAGCGTCATCTAATGTTAGAATCATCTTTCTGATTCCAGCATCAGTGATATCTGATGAATTGGGTGAATTACCAGTGTGAGCGGTTGTGCCATCCCCACCAATAACTGCTGTTTCCCAAGAAGCTGCGTTGTCTCCACCAACTGTACCACTTTGTAGGGCTTCCCACAAAGTAACTAGGTCAGTGTCCACTTGCTTCGCTAAAGAATATCCCGCATCGTCCGTATAGAACTTACGGAGTGAACTGAGTGCTTGAACCTCAGTGATATCCTCGATTAAGACAGAGTATTCATAGTGCTTATCAATCGAAAGATTGGTTACGCTATGAGTGTCACCCTGAATGTATACTTTTGTATTTGCTGCTTTAGCTGTCGCTGAACCACGGACAGGTGTAGGGATGTGTATCGTGTCTCCTTTTTTACCTTTATGATTTAAGCGTGTAACTAGATTAGCAATTACTAGGTTCGACTTATATGCTGCAATAGTTTCATCCGACCATAGTTCGGGTATAAACTGGGCAGCAGTAGTAGTCGTTTGATGGTTAGTGCCTATAACACCTGTAGCCATAATAATTACTCCTGTATAGTAATGTTATATATTATTTGACTCTTCCTTCTGCATAGGCATTGTATATTTCATCTGATAAGTCGGCATATCTACTAGGGTCATTCTGTTTTAATCTAATTAAATCAGCTCTCCTATATGTCTTCTTACCAGCAGTAGATTCCGACGATACTCTGGATTCGTCTTACCAGCTTTTAGGTTCTTCTTACGCTTCTGTGCTTGTTGCTGTTTAACTTCAGCAGTCTTATCAATCATAGAACGCTCCTTCCAGTGCGTCAATAATTCATCGGCTGCATCATAGTTATAGGCGTCCGCTGCTTGAAATAAGTCGGTCCTAAATGTACTAGCTTTAACCCAATCCTGAAAATTAGAATCTTGTACGATGTCTACATAGTCTGGATGAGTCTGTTCCAAATGTGCCTTGCTAGTATCTTGCGATTGTCTAGCTTGAAACTCTTGGAACTCCTTGAACTTTGGATGGTTCTCTATTAAAGAATTAACCGCTTTACTGGGGTCTTCATAAAAATCATCATTATCGTCCGTTTCTGAGTTTTCTTTTTGTAGGCTTGTCTGTCCGTCATTTCGAGATATTTCGGCTTTAAGGAAGCTGTCAGAAAGAGTTCTTAATTCCCCAATCTCTTGGCTCTTACGACCAAGTTCTTGTTCTAAATTTTGATAACTCTTAACTATGTCCTCTACACTCTTACCTGCGAACTTATCTGGAATAGTTGAAGCAGGTTCTTCTGTTTCTGCTCCTAGTGATTCTAGGGTTTCATCTGGTTCTACCGTGTTTTCTACCTCTACATCTTCTGAAATTTCTTCAGGGTCTACTACTATATTGCTCATATCATTGCCTCCGTCCTTTTAGGGATTATGAAGTTTTAAAAAGATGACGCTATAAATCTAGTTCTGTCATCGCTGTTTTTGTCGCTTCCTCTAAAACAATCATCTGTCTTAGAATCGACAA